GGGGGGTACTACATCGCAGCAGGGGTGGGCACGGCCATCACGGGCCGGGGCACCATTGGCCCCATCGTGCTCATTGACGATCCACTGAAGGATCGTGCCGAAGCCGATAGCGAGGTTCGACGTGAAACAGTCAAATCCTGGTACTCGTCATCGATCCTCTCGCGCCTGCCGCGGGCGATCATTGTCATTCAGACACGATGGCACGAAGACGACCTGAGCGGCTGGCTGCTCGAGCAGCAGGAGAAGGGCGGGGACCAGTGGGAAGTGCTGACGCTGCCAGCCATCAACCACGAAGGCAACGCGCTGTGGCCTGAGTTCTATCCGGTCGAAGCGCTACAGCGCATCCGCGCCAGCTCCATTCCGCGCGACTGGTCCGCGCTCTTCCAGCAAAGCCCGACGCCGGATGAGGGTGAGTTTTTCCACCGCGACTGGTTCGAGCGCTACAAGCCCGAGGAACTCCCAGAGCACCTCGCCATCTATGGCACAAGCGACTACGCGGTGAGCGAGGGCAAGGGCGACTACACCGTTCATCGGATTTGGGGTGTTGACCCCAACAATCACATCTGGCGCATCGCAGGTTGGCGCGGTCGCGAAACGAGCGACGTGTGGATCGATCGCCAGATAGACCTAATCCGCGACCACAAGCCGTTCGCCTGGTTCGGGGAAGCGGGCGTCATCCAGAAATCCATAGAGCCGTTCCTGACTAAGCGCATGATGGAGCGCCAAACCTACTGCCGCATGGAATGGCTGCCCTCCATCACCAATAAGGGCGCGCGGGCGAGGGGTTTTCAGGCGCGCGCCGCGATGAAGATGGTTCATATCGCAGAGGGAACGGACGGCGACGCATGGATCGACGAGCTGATCCGTTTTCCCGCTGGCAAGTATGACGATGAGGTCGACACCGCGTCGCTGCTGGGCCGCGCCCTAGACGAGGCGCATCCGGCAATTCAGCCCGCCGCAAAGGTGGACCGCCCCCGCGACTACGGCCGCAACAGGAAAGCTCAGAACGGGTGGAGGACTGCGTGATTTTGGAAGCGAAGCAGGGTAGGATGCGCCGATGAAAGACGCAAAGACATGGGCCGCCAAAACAGCACTCTTCGACGAGGTGTTCGGCGCTGGCCGCTGGATGACTGAGTTTGGGGACTACAACTTCTCGGTTGGCATTGGCTACATAGGCGACGACGGCCGCGTCAGGGATGCTGTGTACTTGGTGCGAACGCCAGACCACGCAGGCCAACCCATTCGTGTGATGACCGTCTCGGAGTTTCGCGAGCGCGCTGAACAGATGAAGGCGGGCACGCTTCCTGCCGATGATCCATGGCGCGTTCGCATGGCAACGCCAGAAGAGGCTGTGGCGGCAATTCGCGAGGCCTGTGAGCGCGCCGTTCAGCGGCGCTTTGGAGACGTGGAACAGTGAGCAACTTTGGACAGGTGACGGTTGGCGATGTCGAGGCGGCGGTGAGTGTCCTAAAGGACGCAGCCGACAAAGCCTTGAGCGGCCCCATTCCCGACTACGAAGGTATGCAAAGCCTGCGGCGAGTGGCTGAGACGCTAGAGGCTCTGCTGCCCAGGTCGCAGCCGGTTTCGCTCGCACGGATCAAGCCGACGCGAGACTGGACAACTGCATGACCGACCTCCGCCTTCCTTTCCCCAAGCGGTCACTGCTCGGGCGCCTTCAATTCTGGCGTAAGCCGCCCCGCGCCTACGAGTGGCGCATGCGGTGGCGCGTTCACGGGCAGGCGTGGAAAGAGGAGCGCGGTGTCGCTGGCGCAGAGGATCACAGTATCGTTGTTCACATTCCGGAAGAATTGCTTCGCCCCGATGAAATCGTTGAGTACGCCTTTCTCGATGTGAAGGGTGTTGGCCGCGTCTGGAGCATCGGGCCTCCGGCGATGGTGGCCGCGACGATGGAGCATTTCTGGGGCTATGAACCATGACCGACATCTTCAAGAGCGCAGAAGAACGGGCCGCGTATCTAGAACGGCGGCTCGCGGATGCGCTGCACAGCAACAGTGTGTTGCTTGGAGCGATTGAGGCCGTGTGCTGCGGCGCGCGGTCCTTGGAGCAGCTTCGCGCGTGGCACGAAGGCCCGCGTGAGAAGGGCGGCAACCTCTATTCATGGCGCGAGGAGAGGCGCGAATTACTCGCGCGACTGGCGGCAACGGAGCAAGCGGTCAGATGAGCGGTGACATCTTCAAGAGCGCAGACTGGGCGAGGGAGGCGGAGGAGAAGAAGCGAGCGCCGAAGGCGAGGTGTCCGCAGGCGGTGGACATGAACTTCTCCAGCGGCCTGACGCAGGTTCGTAAGCTAACGCCGGAAGAGTATGCGCGCTGGTTTCCGGGCCGACCGTATCCAAAGGACGCAAGCGAGTGACTGACGATCCGTTCAAACCGTTCAGCCTAACCAAGGCTAACCCGAAGTTTGCCGAGGTGGATGACTCCCTCAATCGAGCCGTCATGGACGTGTACGTAAAGTTCATGGCGTCGCGCATCGTGATCGCGCGGATCGAACTGGCGAAGCGAGAGGGCCGCTACCATGGCGGCCCGCGCCGCAAACGCAGGACTCGCCCGTGATCTGGTCCTTCGCCCTTGGCATCATCGTAGGCATCTGGATAGCCAGAAGCTGCGATCCTCTTACGCCTGAGGAGCGAGTAGAGCGCAGAGTGAACTACGTGGTGGAGCAAGCTATGGCTGGCTGGCGCACGAACTCGGAGCGGTGGAAGGCGATGCAGGGATGACTCCGAACAAGATACCGCCGTGCCCGCGTTTCTATCGCGCTCTGGAGAACCACGAAGCAGAGTGGCACGAGCGCGTCTGCTGGTTTATTGGCCGTAAGGCCATCGACGACCTGTGCAGTGGCGACAGGTGGACGCCTGAGGAGTTGGCCGCGATGGCGGCGCGCCGCTAAAGCCCGCACGACCGCACGTCTCCGTGACAATGCGGTGTGCAATACTCAGACGATAGCGCGCCCGGCGAAGAGCCCGACGAATACGCGGGCTTTGACCTTGAGCGCTACAAGGGCATGTGGCGCGAGGCTGTTGACGATTACGCAGACCCGCGCAGGCAGCACTATCGGGACGAGGAATATTACGACGGCGACGTGAAGGGCACGGGCTGGGGCCAGTGGACGCAGGACGAGCTGCAAAAGCTCACCGAGCGCGCGCAGCCTCCGACCACGCGCAACCTGATCGAGCGCAAGGTCAACGCTGTTGCCGGTGTAGAGCAGCGCGCGCGCTCCGAGCCTCGCGCTCTCCCCCGCACGCCAAAGGACCAGAAGTCAGCCGAGATTGTCACCGATTGCCTGCGGTTCATCAAAGAGCGCACGCGCTGGGAGTGGCGCAAAGCCGACAGCTTCATGGAGGCGCTGAAGGTTGGCTTTGCCGCGGTGGATATAGGCGGGGCCGAAGACCACGTTCCGGTGACGCCGATCGACTGGAAGGATTACTTCTTCGATCCGCGCTCGCGCCGGCCGGACTTCTCGGATGCGCGCTATCTTGGCGTTGCGAAATGGGTGGACAAGGACGTGGCGCTGGCGACCTACGTTCCGCCCAAGCCGCCAGAACCTCAGCCGCTTCCCCCGCCGCAGCTTCCGCCACAGCCCCAAGATCCCGCCATGGCCGCCGAGTGGGCGCGCTACGTGCAGGGCATCATCGGCCAATGGGAAGAGGCCAATGCGCAACAGCAGGCCGAGTACCTGAAAGCCTGCGAAGCGCGCGACGCAATTATCTCTACCATCGAATCCACCAGCCAAGGCGATGGCTCGGTTGGCGCGCTGACCTCTGACGTGTTCGAGGATCGCCCCTCAGACCATTTCTGCGACACCAAGCGCCTGCGCATCTTCATCATCGACATGTGGCACCGCGACCCCAAGAAGGGCTGGTTCCGCTGCGTGTTCACGGGCGCTGGCAAGCTCTTCACCGAGGAAGCCTCGCTGATTGAGACCGACGATTGGGGCCGCAAGACCAAGACGCATCCCATCGTCGCGTTCTCGCTCTTCGTGTCGCGCGACCTGTGGCGCTACGGCCTGGTGCGCGGGATGCGCTCACCCCAGGACGAGGTGAACTTCCGCCTCTCCAAGATGCTGCACTGGCTGATGGTCAACCAGCTCTTCTATGAGCCGGGCGCGGGCATCGATCCCGAAGAAGTGCGCCGCGAGATCAACCGCCCGGACGGGCTCATCAAGGCCACCGACGTTTCCAAGATCAAGGTTGAGCGCGGGCTGGATGTCGTCGCTGCGCTTGGCAAGGCCGGCGAAGACGCGCGCGCATTTATGGAAATGGGCGGCCCAAACCCGCAGCTTCAGGGGCTTACGGGCAATGCAACGTCGGGCCGAATGTACTTGGCCCAACAGCAAGCGGGTCTAGGCCAGCTCGGCCCCATCTTCGACCGCCTCTATGAGTGGGAGCTTCGCTGTTACAGGGCGATGTGGAGCCGGGTGCAGCAGTTCT